GAAAACATCTACTAATAAAAAACCTCCTAATCTTGAATTAGTAAAAAAAGCGCATGGACTTTATAATACTTATAAAAAGTTTATTAAATTAAATCATGTTGATGCGCATACTAATAATACAGATGAACATTCACTTGGTAATAAAGGAGCTGATTTATTGGCTAATTTAGCTATAGGAAATACGCAGTGCCCTTATAGTGATTCAATTGAAAAAGATGAAAAAGTATATATTAATATTTCTTTTGAAAACAAGGATAAGGCAAAAGAATTAGGAGCTAAATGGGATGTTAAAAAGAAAAGTTGGTATTATAATATATCGCTTGATACTCGTAATAAAGAAAAACTTAATATTCTTAGTAAAAACATACAAACTGCTAAGAAACATAAAGACATTGATTCATTTTTTCCTAAAAACAATAAAGAATTATTTAATATTGATGAAGATCCAACTGAATCTCTTTATGAAGAAATAAGGAATCATAGAGAATCACCATTAAATACTACATTTTTACCTAATATATCGTCAATTAGTGCTAAAAATTTTGAGAATAACACAAGTATAGATAGTAAAGATAAAATATATATTAAAATTCCATTTGCTAAAAAAGATCAAGCCAAAGGGTATGGTGCACGATGGGAGCCATCTGTTAAAAGTTGGTATTATCTTCCGGGTCTTAAGCAAGATAATATAGATAAACTTCTAAAACTTTCAAAGTAAAAAAAGTTATTTTTAACTTCTTTTAATTTTTTGTATTTTTTGATTTATATTTTTACTCGTCGCTGTTGTTAGCATCTTCTTCGCTTGATGTAGCGATGAAGTTTTCAGCCTTTTTCTGATTCCAGGCTTCAATAGCCTTCTTAAAAACCTCCTTAGAGTCAATTCCAGGGTTCTCCTTCTTAATCTCTGCGATCTTCTCGGCAACAAAGATATTATAAGCAGATGGAGCACGCTTTTTTACGATATTACCATCAGCATCGCGTTCACGCTTGACATTCTTCTTCCTAGGCTTCTTCTCGCTTTCGCTGGAATCAGCCTCAATACTGTTACCATCCTCATCAAAGTTGAGCTTCTTGGCTGCCTTACGAGGAGCACCAGGAACCTTAGCAGGCTTAGCAGACTTTGTAGGAGTTGTGATAGCCTTGACAGCCTTGTAATCAGCAGACAAGATAGAAAGGATCTCGGCGAGACCATATTCCTTATCAGTATCAATAGACTCAGTGAACTTAGCAATGATAGCGGTAGTCATAGAAGACATTTTGGTTGTAAATGTGGCTTTTGAACTTTTGGTTCTTTGCTTGTGTTTTACCTTTGTAGGTGATAATATTTATAAATTTAATAGTCAATTTTTTTCCTATTATCAATATTTCAGGACAAATTTATTCTTACATTTTTATGAGATTATGATAAGGAACAAGCCCTATTGCATCTCTCAAAATAGCAAGGGACATATCTGCATAAATTGCTGATATAGGGTGTGAATAAATATATTTTATGATTTCATCATCTGATTGTGAAGCCATGGTAGAAATATTATTTTTGTAAAAATTTATCAATAACAAGAAACAATTCGTTATACCGTATTCAAATATCATTTCCTCTATTTTATTTGTCTGTGATAATTGATACATATATTGAAATATATATTTACTGACGGTAAACCATTCTTGTACACTCATATATGATGATATTGCTCCTATATTATTTTTGTATTGAAAATTCCAGAAATCTCTTTTAAAAGTTTCTAGAATACTCATTTTAATATGTTCCTTATATTCAACTTGAAACTCTTCTGTATAATCCTCTTCTAAGATATCATACATGTTATATTTTGAAAACTGAATTGGAGAATTAAATATTTCATTATCATAATCAATTTTTTTATATTGTGTATTTTTCTTGATAGTTTTTGTCAATCCAATTTTCTTAGATGCGGACATATCTTTATAGGTTGTTTAAAAAGATAAAAATAAGAATCAAATTTTTTATAATAAAGGTCAAAAAAAGTACATAATTTATTTATTTTGCAAAATATATTATACTTCTCTAAAATTATAAAAAAAATAAAATTATGTACTCTTTTTTATTCATTAACAATTTTTAGGATATATTTTAAATTTATATTAGGTAAAATAGGAGAACATTCCCATAAATGAGTTTTAAGAAATGTTTGAATTTTATATTTTTCTGGATACATATGGTATAGTCCCTCGCTGACATCGTGCATATATTTTTTATTTTTATCACTTAATAGATGACTACTTTCTTTAGGTAAGACAATAAGTAATTGAATAGTACTATTAACAAATGTACCATTTTTAATATTTTCATTAAAAACAATATTATTTAATGCTAAAGCATTATTAGAAATATCTTTAAGTATAGGAGCATTACTATATGGATAAAACCAAAGATGATCAATATCGCGTCTTTTATAATAATCATAAGTCCAATAAATTCCTTTAATATATGCTAATACAGAAGACGTAATAATACAGCTATGTAAAGTTATATTTGTGTTAAATATTGCTTTATAATATTCGGTTCTCCATTTATTTGGATTATTATAAATAGTATTAATTAAAGGATCTTTATTTTTAAGTGCATATAAATCGCTAGCAAGTTCGTTATTTCCATTAATATTTTTTTTTATATATTTTTCGCATTCTTTAAAAATTTCTACATCTTCGTTTTTTGATAGCTCTGTGAAAATATCACATAAAGTATTATAATTAATTTTACCATCTACAACAAGCATACCATGATTAGAAATAGCATATTTACATGCATTTATAAGTTTATCAAGACCATTTGATTTTAAATTTAATGTAAGTAAATGAGGTATAAAATCATTTCCCATAATGCTACAAGCTACACAGTAACTTTCAATTAGATTAATTGTGTCATTATTGAAAATATCATTATATAAATTACTCTCTAAATTCCAAATATTAACAAGTTCTTTTACAATAGCTTTTCTAAGTTCTAGAATATTAAGAAATGTAGAATTATTACCATCTGTTTCGCGCATTAAATATAGATTTCTTTTACCAGATAAAAGAGACAGAATAATTAAATCAGCATCAAGTCCATTAATAATAATTTTACTATCAATATTTTCTACAGCAATTTTGTGAAATATTTTATGTTCTCCTTCTCCTACTTCATCACTACCACTATAATTAATAATAACATCTGTTGGATTATATCTAATTTTTGTTTTAATATATAAATTAAGTTTATTCATAAATTCTGTTCCAGGTGTAATAGCATTTGTATCCCATTTAATAGATATATTATCAATTTTGTTTCTATAAACAGTTAAATATCTGCGTTTTCTTTGTTGAATCATTTTAGCAAGTGGAGCAACACCATCTGTACAAATAATAATTTGTTTAGGTTTAAAAGTATTAATATAATAATTAATTTTTTCCCATAATTTTTCTATAATCTTTTCTTCAATATTTTTTTTATCATATAATTTGATAATATCTTGTGCTACAGGATGAATAAGACCATTAAAATCAATACAATATATATCAGTATTACTAGAAATATCGGTAGTATTATCAGTAACAATATTTGAATATTTTTTTGTCAATGAATAAAAATAATAAGGTATACCCATAATATATATTATTTATATTTTAAATTTTTATATATCATTTTTTATTTTTCTTTCTAATGATATAGATAGAATATAATAAATTTCTTATAATGGTTAAATTTATTGATGCTTTAAATAATATATTTTTTGGAACTGAACAATCTAAATATGCTGCAACAGCTATTTTTTTAACAATTGCTCTACTTTGCTTTTTCATAATATTTAGCAATAGTGATATTTCAATTGAACAACGATTAATGGTTGTATTCTTTATAATATTATCATCAATACCCTCGGTATTTTTTGCTCTTTTTGAATTAACTTGTATTTCAGCAGGTTCGGGTAATAAATCAGTTAAAAGCAACTGGTGCGGATATTTAGCATGGTTTATTACTATTATTATAATAATTTATTGTGTATTAATAATGATTGCGATAATAATGTCTATGTCAAATTATAATACAGCTATAGGAAGAATTAATGATAATCAAAATTCAAACAAAGTATCGTCAGATCAAGCAAATAAAATTGCTAAAGATATGATGGTATCAGAAGAATCTAAAAAAGTAAATGAATCAATGTCATTAGATTCAATGCCTTCAATGCCTTCAATGCCTTCAATGCCTATTCAATCAAAAGATGAACAACCAGTTAAAAAACCGTCAGCAGAAATGGTACCTCAACAACCGCATTATAGCCCATCTAATACTCCTTTTACCGAAGCAACGGGTTATGATAGTTCTGATATTTATGTTTCAATAAAAGATGATAATGCTTATGTTCCTAATGTACCTAAATCAGCTCCTATGCCCGAAATAAAAATGATGGATTCAGAAGAACCCGAAGCATTTGGAACTGATAATTTAATGTCGTATTAAATTTAATTTTATTATTTTTATATATCTTAAAAAAAGTACATAATTTTTATTTTTATTATTTTTAAAATAGTTTAATATATTTTGCAAAATAAATAAATTATGTACTTTTTATTATTTAAGACATATACTTATATATCTATATAATGGTAATATTTAATGATTATAGAAGAAAAAAAACAATTTTTTAGACCTCAAACATGTAGAAATTGTGGAAATAACGGACATCTTTATAAAGATTGTGTACATCCAATAATGAGTTTTGGAATCATTTGCTATAAAATAGAAGCAGATGAAATCAAATATATAATGATACAAAGAAAAGATTCATTATCATTTATGGAATTTATTAGAGGAAAATATAATGTTAATGAAAAACATTACATTATAAATCTTATAAATTGTATGACATATACTGAAAGAAATATGTTATATACAAAAACATTTGATGAAATTTGGATTTATGCATGGTGTCATAATCCTTTAACATCTTTTAAACATACTAAAGAGTATATTGAATCTAAACAAAAATTTGAATTTTTAATTGCTAATAATATAATTAATGTATATTATATAACATCTAATATAGCAACACAAGAATGGGGGTTTCCAAAAGGAAGAAAAAAAATTAAAGAACTAGATATAGATTGTGCTATCAGAGAATTTTCAGAAGAAACAGGTCTTACAAAAAATGATATTAATATAAAAGATATAGAACCATTTGAAGAAATATTTTTTGGAACAAATAATATTCTTTATAAACATTTATATTTTATCGCCAAAATTAATAAAGAAGATTCAACTTTATATATTAATAATAATTGTTTAGAACAAGTAAGAGAAATACGTTCTTTGAAATGGTGCAGCTATAATGAAGTTCTTAATAATATTAAAAGTCATAATATAGAAAGAAAAGAATTATTTAAAAGAGCTAATATATTAATAACTTCTATGGAAAAAAAGAAAGTATCAAATATATAGAAGAATAATGTTTCCAAGAAAGTTAAATAAAGAGGATTGTGATAAATGGCTTAAAGATAAAAAACGCAATCCTATAACAGGATATTCATTAAAAGAAACAAGTCCTATATTAAAAAAAATAAAAGAACAATGTGATATTTTATTAAAATCAGATAAAGAGGTTGTATCTACAAATATACAAAAATCTTCAAAAGAAAAAAAATCAGTTATACAAAATATTCCTAAACCAACTAATATTATACCAAAAGTTAAACAATCTAAAGATGTACCAAAACAATCTGATGAAATTCAACTTTATTATCCTGATATAAATGATAAAAACTTTACAGATAAATTACTAAATATATATGATTATAATTTACATAAAATACCAAAATATAAAACTATAAATACAATTGGTGATTTCAATAATGTTTCTAATAAACTATGTAGTGTTTTTGAAAAAACACTATATCAACATTTTATAAGTCAATATATAAATAATAGAACACCGTATAAAAGTATTTTACTTTATCACGGTGTTGGTGTAGGAAAAACATGTTCGGCTATAACTTTAGCAGAAACATTTTTAAGTCAACATTCAACAAATGATGAGGCTAAAATATGGGTTGTCATGCCATTGTCTTTAAAAGGAAGTTTTAAAGAACAGGTATTTAGTACAGAAAATATTCCTTTTGATATGATATCAAATCAATGTACAAATGATATTTATTTAAAACTTTTAAATTTGACATCTGAAAATTATCAAGATAGTTCAAAACAATTAGCACTAAAAAAAATAATTAATTCAAGATACAAAATTTTTACATATGATTCTTATGCTAGTTATATTGAAAAAAATTATATTGAAAAAAATCTTTATGTAAAAGACAAAGTTATAATAATTGACGAGGCTCATAATATAAGAAATACAGATACAGAAGATAAACGCATTTATAGTGCTTTAAAATATACTACTACAAATGGTATAAATAACCGTTTAGTATTACTTTCTGCAACACCAATGTATAAT